CTCATACCCGCAAAAGATGCAGTAGTTACGCCTGCGTTAGTTGTACCACCACCTCCGTAAGCACCATCAGTGTGTTCAGTTCTTCCAGATGAGACACCTCCTGATGACATTGGCTCACCACCCCAAGGGCGGCCCTGCTTTTCGTATTCAGTACGACCATTAGGAAGTTCCGATGGCTGGACATGCCAAGGCTCCCCCATACTTTCAAAGTGCTTCAAACCAAAGCGGGCGGCATTAGCGGTAACCCAACTCATGTCACCAGTTAAGTCAGCCGCAAGACCAATTTCGTGCATTGAGCGACCAGGGGGAGCGGCTTGAGCACCACTCACATGCTCCCAGTAAGAGCCATCCCATTCCCAGTTCTTTTTACCTTCAGCATCCACAGGGCTAGAGGTCTTACGATAACGCGAGCGGAACATAGTTTCTTGGGCGGCTTTACTACGGTAACCTGTACCCAATCCAACTTTTCCACCAGATGCGGCAATTAGTTGATCCACACGCTGTTGCATGGTAGGGTGCATTTTCCCTGAACCACCCGATGTGTTTGGATCACCAGTTTTACCCATTGAGGGTAGATTACGACCAGGACCTGGGTCACCAGCAGCAGGAGCATCCATAGCACCACCGAATGCAGTTGCAAGACCACCAAGTATCATTAATGGCACACCAACAGCGGCGCCAACACCAGTGGTAGAAATAGCCGCACCAGCCATCATTGCGGCTGGACCTAATGCTTTAAGTATACCACCAGTCGCCTTTCGCTGAGGCTTGGTTTCAATAGCCTTACCAACAATTCCTGAAAGCCTATCCTCAAGTCTCCCAAATGCCTGTTCAAGGCTTTGAGTTGTCTTTTCAAGTTTGGCAAAGTTGTCCTGTTGACGACCATAGAAATCTTCTTCGCGCCCAGTTTTGACGCGCGTGGTTTCTTCAATTTGTGTAGCGAAGTTGTCTTCAATACCGACAAACTCCCTCTGAGACTTGCTAGAAGGGTCATACATACCCTTGCCACCCTTAGCACCATACTGCTGGTTTGCCATTGCATATTGGATAACTATGTCTTGAGTGGCAGAGTCAATACCCATATCTGCTAAGCGGGAACGCGTATTACTACCTTGCTGTAAGGCACCGCCAGGGTTTCTGAGATTAGTTAAACCTGATGCTCGCGCTAGGTTTTGGATAACTTCAGTACCACTACGCTGACCACCCCCAGGCATATATAGACTTTGACCAGTCATCATGAACATGCGGTTAGTAGTTTGGGCGCTACCTAAACTAGTAAGCATATTAGTAACACCCTCAGCACCGAGGCTATATCCCGATAGAGCATTTAAGCCCTCAACAGTGGATGCATTACCAAGAGCACTAATACCAGTAGATGCCTGCATTCCCATTAAGGCATTAATACCATTAGTACCGAGGCGGTAGTTAGTTAATGGTTGGCGGTAAGCATTACGGACACCAGCATTACTGAGACCAGTAATTTGTTGATACATAACTGACATCTTGTCGGCTGATGATGAATATTCATAACCTCGCGCAATACGCGAATCCATTGCCGCAACACCAGCGCCAACCACATTACCAATAGCCATTGCCGCACTCGTGAATGCTCCACCACGACTTTGTTGCATTACCTCCATCGCAGACATGCGACGATTACCACCACTTGCGGCTGGATCAAGACTGTAATTAGTGTTACTACTAGTGGTGGATGTTGGACCACTATTAACCATTACTGGGTGACCTTGGCTACCCTGAGCAACACCAGTGGTGACACCCCCAATAGCGCCAACATTAAGCCCCTTTAGAGCGGCGGCGGCTTTAGTTCCTTTGGCAGTAATGGCATCTAATGATCTAGCAACACCAGCAAGAGCAACCGACAATGAAGTTGCCTCCCGTGTCATCTTTGCAAGACGACTTCCTCCGCCAGTGATTGGGGTAGGGGTAGCGCCATTTCCTGCTATGTTTGGTTCATTTGGCGGTGCCATGACTACCCTCCATTACTTTGCCACCGTGCTAACTTTCCCCAGAACAGCCGTTCTCTGACGGGCATGTTCTTTACCTCATTTAAAGAAAATCCTTTGTAGACAGTGGCTATGGAGTTGTATTCCCAGTATATATTATCAATATTAACCGAATAAAAGTGAGACCCAGTCAAACATCAATGTAATCTCCTCATTACAGTGTCCGCACGGGGCATTCACCTCCCGAGGACTCGGGCCTACTTTGGCGTTGAATACTGCACTGATAATGGTAGAACGATCTGCAATGCTTAGATTTCGTGCCCATTGTTCTTTATTAGTAACATCAATCTGAGCGCAACGGGCGATCATCATGGTGTTTTGTTGCGCTGTATTTTTACCTGAACGACCAATCTTGGCGCTGTCATCTGAGTTGGGGTGATTCAAGTTAAGTGTTGAACCATCCCTGAGGATAACTTTGATTTGCTTGCGGACTGACTCTTGATCTCCCTCAATTGGGAAGTCAGAGTTCAGGTCAATAAGTAAATCGTTTGATTGATTGCAATGTGGGCACGAAACTTTGAATTCTCGCGTTTCGCCGTATGTAGCGCGAATAACTGCCAAGAATAGTAAGTCACGATCTCCAATAATCAACTCGTTGAGAACTACTGGAGTTTGCTTAATTGAGATATCACCAATTGATACAACAACGCGCTTCAACAAGGCAAGTACATACTCACCATAGTTAGAAGTTGTTCGGGCTTCCATACTGGAGAGGAATTCTTCATCCTCACCAGTCATCTCCCGGACGATTGCATTTGTAACCCAATCACTTCCTATTTTAATTCCACGAATAAGTTCAACACCCGTATTGGGTGACTTAGGCATGGTTGGCGCGCTCTCCATAGAGATAGCGTCAAAACTTTGGACATTTGTTGTCATGTAATGCTCCTTGTTAGGTACTCATAATATACACCCTAATGAGTGTTATGTATCAGACTGCGACTGGGGTTGTGGTTGGGGTTGAAGTTGCGGGTTCGTTAGTTGGATTCCAGTTAATTTCAAAACCTTCATGGTTAACCGTCATCTGCTGGATCATGATTGAACTATTACCAGCGTTGAGGTCACCTAATGCATAGCCAGCGGGCCATGCATTATAGATTGTGAATTCAAGTTTCTTATTACCAGGAGAGATAACACGACCCAATGACCCTGGGTCCTGTGAATAACCAGCATTACCAGAACTATCTGCTGCTGCTGCTGTGAATGGGTGGTCATAAACAGTAACAATAATGTTACAACGGTAATCATTACGGCTACCAGTACTACCAGCATCATCAGCAAGAGCACCTTGAGTCCAAGAATGCATGAATTGCTGCCAGCGCCACAATTGGTCTTGTCCTTCAAACACGCCACGACTGAAGGTAATGGGGTTAAAGTCTGACTGACCAATCATCTTGTGTGGATGGGTATTCATACCACCTTCACGATAAGGGATCATTTCGTTAGTAACGCTTAGTCCAGTAACAACGGCAAAACCAAGATTACCAATGTTCGGGGTAGCGGTTTCCAAAATTCCCGTTGGGACAATCTTTACCGTGAACTTAAAGTCACGCAATGGATCGGTACGAGTTAATACTGCCATGTTTCTCCTTAGATAGTTTCAATGGTGGTACTTCCACCAAGCCATTGACTTACATTAATAACAATAAATTCCGCTGGGTACAACAACGATACACCAATTTGTACATTCACTTGTCCGTTACTAATAGATGTTGCTGTGTTGTTTGTGGAGTTACATACAACAAAGAATGCCTCGCTCGGGGTACGACCCTTAAGTCCACCCGATCCCCACAAATCAGCCAAAAACTTGTTAAGTTTTACAGTAATGCTTGACCACAAACGCGAATCGTTGGGTTCAAAGAGAGCAAACTGAGTGAGTTCTTTTGAACTGTTCTTAATATAGTTTAAAGTACGACGAACAGGAATGTATTTGTCAGCCTTACCCAAGTTCAAAGTACGAGCACCTTGGATAATAATTCCAGCGCCAGGAACTGCCCTAAAAGTATTAACACCTGATTCGTACAACAATCCGACTGTTGCTTCTGTAAACGGAGTAACAAGTCCGAGAGCATTACGAACCTCAAGGCTGTAACCTGCGGGAGCCTTAGCAACTGTGCGCTCTACCTCAGTACGAGCAAACATACCAGCAACTGCACCACCTGGGAATGTGTCACGGATTGCGCCAACACCAGTCTTAGTGGGATCGGTCATCTTCAACATTGGGTAATACACTGCGCCATAACCCTGATCAGAGTTATAGGTGTTAGCCACTGCTGAGATACCAACCTGCGTGGTAAGTGACGGGTCTGGGTCAATAATCACAAATGAATCACCGCGAGTAGCGGCAACTGCGAGTGCTGACTTGACAATTTCAGAACGGAATTGACCAACTGCGTTAATAATAAGAGGTTCAGGAATATCAATCAAATTATTAAAAGCCGTAGAGAATGGGGTGTCCCAATCTGCTGGTGCGGCTGATCCGACAGCGGCAGTACCTGCATTACCACCAGTAAATGCTTTATTTAAAGCAAATCCAGCAACGCTCGCTCCTGTATAAGTAAACCCAGCGGATGCCGATGTCTGTGCGGCAAAATTAGTAAGATTTACATATGCAGAGTAGTTGTTAACAACAATTGGAGCATAACGGCTACTGTTTGGTGATGGACTGAGTTCATTCCATAATTCAACTTCTACACCATTTAGTTTAACCGACAAGTTAAATGTTGGGAAGTTATTTGAAGCCACATCTAATGTGGTGGTGCCAGCAGTTGTGGTTAGCGTGATGTCATTACCAAAAGTACCTGGATCAAGCGCCGTGGCACTAAACAATGAGGCTGACGCAGTAGTGCTATTTGGCTGGTAGTACATAACTGAAGCAGCGGTGGCATTGACTGCGTTAGCGTAAGTAGCGCGAGATACATAACAACTACGACCACCATTGGCAAAGAATTGATACACGGCATAACCCAAATCATACAAGGTGTTAAGGTCACCAAATTGGTTGGTATATGCGGACCATGAGGTAATCAGGGTTGGAGTAAGTGGTCCACGAGGGTTAATACCAACAAAAGCCGCAGTAGCGGTTCCGTTGTCTGCTCGTGCAATTGTCTTTAACGGAGATTCTGTTACATAGACTCCGGGGCGGGTATAAGCCATGAGTAATCCTCCAGTGGATTATTTAATAGGTTTCGGTCAGGTTGGAGTTCATATAAGAAATACTACTACTAATTGTGGCAACTCGCTTAGAGGCTACCATACTTGTAGTTGTCATTTCTGCGGACATTTTTAAAGTATACACTTTTCTAAATATCCTCTTTCGGTAGCCAGCCTCAGGGTCAAGGAGGTCGGCTGTAACCCAATCAAGGAGATCAAATCTGCGGATGGTTCCATCCTCAGGTACATCTATAAAGCCATAACGCAAACGAGCGCGACTATGGAGCATTTGAGAACTAAGTTGGCGGTCATGCAATGCAGAGCGGGTGTAAGTAGACACCTGATATAGGATGTCTACTGGTACAAATTCATTGGTGGCAACCATAGAAGCAGACGCAGCAAATTGTGTAAAATTATAGTGCTCGCTAGGCCAGTATTGAAGAGCGTTTGGCCCCGTATATTGCAAAGAAGCGGCTCCGCTAGTGGAAGCATATAACTGTACTTCTGAATGCTGACGATCCAAGGCATGAACAATGTCAATCATTTCAATGGTAATAAATGGGTAGGTGCGCTCTGTGTCACCCTCAGGGTAACGGAAGAACACCTGTACGGGTCGTGCGGCATTCTTATCATCTGTTACGGTCATACCCGAGAAACGGGTCTTTACAGCGGCATCTTCTGCTAAAAGGAATCCGGGGTTAGTCATTACATAACCTCTTCTAGGGCATTGTCTAGGATTTTAGCCAGAATGTCTCCGCTATTTGCCATTGAACGAACACGCCCACCAGCACCACTATTAGGACCACCATACTCAAGTTCCATGTACTTTTGCTCAATGTCAGAGCCACCCTGTACGGAATATGAAAGTGATTGACCATCCGTAGAGAGTCCAACCGTGAGGTGGGAAGCAATATCAGCCCACTCGGGGTACATACTTAGATTAGAGCGCGCCTCTTTTTCGTACTTTTTAATACCGTCCATGACAGCCTTATTAAACTTATTGTTCTTACCATTAAAGGATTCAACCATCTGAACAATCGGATCATCTTCAGAGATAGGTATTAAAGAATCTTTATTTGCCATAGATTTGATGCCAAAGGTATAGAAAGACATAACTACCTCCTTTGAGAATCTAGGCAATGTGCATTGAAGACGCGCATCTCCAATACATGTATTTTATCCTAAATTTGCTATTGATGTGGGCCAAGGAAGGTCAGATACTGAATAAGCCGCAGGACCTGGGTCATTGACCATTTCCTGAGAGATGTAGGTCTCAATACCCTCAACAACGAGCATGACATCATCTCGGGCGCGACCACGGACTCGGTAGGACACCACGCTAAAATAGCGCCCGTCATACTGGAACATGTCGTTAAGGCGGTTTTGGTATTCCCAAGGGGCAGAAATACCAGCGGCTCGGAAGTCATCAATAGATGCCACAAAGTTAGTTAATTGAGTGGGCTGACGACCCTCAGGAATAGCGCGCTTCTGATCCTCAGATTCCGTAATCATCAGGACAGGAACGACTACACCAGTCTTGTAGCGACGACCACCATTACCATAGGTACCTTCGTCGTAAACATCATCGTAGAGGCTGGATGCTGAGGCGCTAGTGCCCAATGGTACAAACTCATACCATACAATGGCTTCGCCAGCCTGAGAATGGTATGAGCGGTAATGCTTCCTGATAACGGATAACTCTCTGCGGACATCCATGGTTATCAGTAATACGCGATGTTAGAGAATGATCCAGTAGGAATTGCGCCGTCAATAAGAACATCCGTACGGAGGTCCTCTTCCTTAGCCTCATTTTCCACAACACCTTCATCAATAGCGGGCCATAGGCGTTCAGGCATTGTGTAATCACCAAGTTCGCGCGGGCGGTACAAGGGAACAAGGTAGTTCGTGGTACGCGAGTTACGGCGAAGGGTGAACACTTCAATACGGTCAAAGCCGATATTAAGAGCGGCGGCATGTCGCTTGTATTCGCCTTCCCACTGCGCCAGTAATGATTGCACCATACGGAAACGCTGGCTGGCTGGGATGTGGATTGATTCTGAGGTCATAACATCAATGTCACGACTGAACTCAGTCATTAGCGCCCAAAGTGCTTCGCAGATCGTGGCAATGCCGATGGCGTTAATAACAACATCAGACATTTCTTCAAGTTTATATTTTAGGTTAACCGTGTGTTTTTCAACGGCGCGCTGGGCGTAAAAAGAAAGATCATCTGGGGTAACCCATTCATAATAGTAACCCTCAACTAACAGTGTCGTGCTTGATGACAGCGTGTTAGATAATCGGACAACACCATTACGGGAGTCAATCGTGTATTCGCTGGGAGCCAATGTTGAGGCTGATCCTGAGCCTGAATACTTGGCAACCCAAATAGTGCTGGTGTCAATGTTGATATGACCCAACTCATATGTGCGACCTACTACAGGAAATGATACCTGAAAGAACTTCGGAAAGTCCCGTAGATAGGTTCTTGCAATTGTTTCAACATCTGTGATGGTTGCCATGAACACCTATCCTACTATTGATCGCCGGAACCTGCTCCCGGAATTGAGTCTTGGGCGGCCTGATTAACGCCAGGTTGGGTATCACGCAGTCGGTGGACCATAAAACCGCGCTTCAGAATGATCTGCTCCGCGGCAACATTTTCAATTGGTTCAATAGGTGTATCGCTCATGTGTGGCGAATAAACCAGCGAACGCGAATGCTTTTAGAAAGAATACTAAATGCATTAGTGGAACCAGTACTGCTCGTAGTACCTGCAACAGTACCCACATTAATAGTAGTAGTTGTACTACCAACAGGAACAGTAATATTAACTGTTGTTGGTAGTGTAACTGTGGGGGTGCCACCAGAATCAGTAGCGCCAGTTGTAATGTCCGTAGGTGAATCTGATGTAAGAACCATTCCAGTACCACCGTAAGCACCAGGATAATAATCCGCTTCATAGTGGGGTGTATTTAGAGGAATTGATGATCTGATAGCAAAATACTTAGTACCACCTGGTGCACCAGCATAGGTATAGTGGGCATGTCCAGTACCAGACATACTCCCAGTTAAAGAGTAGTTACTTGCAGGGTTACCAGTAATATTACCAAAACTCGTTGTTCCAGATTTGTTACCAACTACGGTGCTGTATGTATGGTCGTGGGCGGGAAGTTTAGCGAGGTCTAGGGTAGCCGTATTTGCTGAACTGGCTACCTTACCGTTAGTACTGATTTCTGCTGAGGTTGCCCCAACTACACCAGTTTCACCAGTTAAGTTTGGTAAGTAAAAAGTATCTCCACTGGTTGGGAATAAACCAGTGGCTGGATTAGGAAAAGAATAACCAATAGCATTAAATAATGATAGATATTTATTAGATTCGCCACTCTTAGATAATCCCTGACCGTTACACTCAAGATAAAAAGCGGCATTGGGGGATGCGGTGGTGTTATGCGTACCAGCAAAGGCAAAAATGCCACCAATGGGAATCTTTGCGCCTTCAACATCAACCGTTGTTGACAATGCCGACCAACCACCCGAGGTCGTTCTAACATAAGTAACGCCACCAGAGATAACAGTATCTCCAATGACATCCTTAGCATTAGTTGTAGGAGCAGACGCAGATGCATAGGTAACGGGCGCTGAGTTTATGATGCGCTTGTCCACAATATTTGCGTCAGTTAAGGAACCCGATGGGATACGATATACAGTCGCAATCAGAGCATCAGTACTTGGGTAATAATTAGAACCAACTAAAGGACTAGTTCCACTAGCAAGAGTGTTAGTACTCTGTGGGAGCGTAGGGTTAGTATCGTTCTCAGCGCCTGATATCAGCGTAAGCGTGGCGGTACTTCCCGCTAGACGAACCACAATGAGGTCAAACCGTGTCTGAGAGGCTACGGCGGGGTTAAAAGAAAGCGCATCAAAAGAGTAGGGCACTCCATTAATAATGGCTACACCAGCGGCAACACTTACTGTGGTGCCACCTGAAACCGTAACCCCACCGCCACTACGGATATAGTTCAGAGTGTTCCCAAGTGCTTCAAAGTCAACCGAGTCGGGTTCGGCTTGGTTAATGTTTGAATACTTGTTAGAAGACCCTGTCGCAGTAGCGTTGGGGACGATCAGTGCCATTAGTTACCTCAAACGGTGTCGTAGATGTTGGAGTGACGCACGAGGTAGTCGTACAAGTCACGGGGGAGTTTGTAGCGCTTTCCGTCTACGAACTCAAAAGTAGTGCGACCCCAATACATCTTCCATGTGCCCTTAACACGGGCAACAACGAAGTTGTCATCAGAGTTACTTGCAGTGACTGGCGCTACTGCCTTAGGTGTTTGTTCCAAGACTTCCACTGCTTCATCAATGTCATCTTGTTGTTCTGCAAAAGCCATCGTATTTTTACGCGATGTCATGGGTTTCTCCTATTGTTTGTTTTATGAAATTATTAATGGTGGGGGATTTCTCCCCCACCACCAACACTAGATTGATTCTAAGAATCAGGAAATTGAACCACCGAGGGTGTTGATAACAACGCGGGATTCGTGAGTAATAACTCCGAAGCCCCAAATTGCGTACCAAGCCAAGCCGTGTTCACGACCGAAGTCAATGACACCACCGTCACGGAGTTCAACCGGGAGGGCAATAGCGTGACCGAATGCGTTGTCACCGATCATGATGGCGTTGTAAGCGTCAGCGTTCTCCTGGAAGCCAGCCGAAGCGTTGCTGTCAAGGGTTGCGCCAAGTTCGTACAACGGGGCGCCAGACGCAGTTGCGTCCAAGCCCTTCTTGACCTGTGTGGTTTCAATGAACACGACATCGTAGATACGACCGATTTCACCGAGCATGAAGTTGCCAGGTGCGGCGTACTTCGTGACTTCAATGAATTCGGGCCAGTCGCGGAGCGAACGAGCCTGTGCGGGGTGAACGAAGCAGACATAGGTGTCGCCCAAGCGCGGGATGTTCTGACCAGCAAGAACTTCAACTGCGTCCTTGATGGAGGCAGGCGAGAGGTAGCCAGGTGCAGAAGCCGAGCCGAGGGTACCAGCGTCGTACGGGCTGAGTGCGCCACGAGCCGAAGCGGCGGTGCGACCGAAGACAACTGACGGAGCGACAGCAGAGCCGCCACCAAACGGAACGCCAGCCTTGTACAGCGTGTTACGGGCCTGGATATCCATGCTTTGTGCCATGTGGCGACCGAGCAAGCGTGATGACGAAGCCATAACATCGTCAAATGCCGCATTGAGCAAGAGTTCCGTAACGGCAACTGCTTGACCATGTTCGGTCACGGTGATCTGAATCTGGCTTGCTGACAAAGAAACAGGCTCCATACGCACACCTTCGGTGAGCGTGGCGCCTGCTGATTCGTCAACGCTGAGGTTGTTGTATCGCATGAAGTTGATGGTCAAACCAGGCTGAACGCCCAATTCGGTCTTCTTTACTGCGAACTGCTCAAAGCGCAGAACTGGCATGGCTTGGAACAAGATTTCCTTGGACCAAATTTGTTGAATTGCGGGTGAAAGAGTTGCGTCACTGGAATAACCGGTCGTGGTAATTGAACCAAGACCTGCTCCGGTAATCGCACCTCCTACTGGGGCGGGAAGGGCCATTTTAATATCCTCCGTGGATAGTTAGTTGTTGGGTTATTTGGTTTTAGAAACGGCCTCGGGAGTTCCGAGTCGCTTGCATGAGCCGTTCGCGCATTTTCGTGTACTGATCCATCGGCATATTACGGATATCATCCGCAGACATCGTTTGGTATTCCTGTTGGTTGTCCATTGGCCCAGTCGGGGGCGCAGTTACCTGCGGTCCCCGCAGACGACCACTTTGTGAGGTCGCCTGTTGGATTGATTCAATTATAGCACTACTACGATCACGAAGTACTGCAATACTGTTTTCAATATCTTCTTCACTATTACCCGCAATGAGGTCAATCAATTCCGGGATAATTGTTTCTTGCTCTTCCGTCAAACGACGCTGACGATAAGACTCAATTTGCTGGATGCGGCGTTCTTTTTCAAGAAGCGCTTCCTGCACCTGGCGCTGTTGTTCCATGTCTTCAAACTTGGAACGCCATTCCTGCTCAACCTGGTTAATGCGCTGGTTGAACTCATCTTCGCGCTTGGCGAGGAGTTCCTTTGCGCTGAGTTCTTGAACCTCACGCTGACGGAGGATTTCAGCCTCAGTCTTGGCGCGCTCATCGGCTTCTTTACGAGCGGCTTCGCGCTCCTGAGAGATGATACCCAATTGCTCCTCAAGGGTCTTGACACGACCGTCAGCGTCTTCAACGCGTCGGTACAACTTGTCTTTCTCCTGACGGCGAATTGCTTCAACCTCAGTCTCAGAGAACACGCGACCCTCAGTCTTGGGGGTTTGCTGTTCTTGGGGTGTGCTTTCAACGGGGATCATAATCCCGTCACCATTAAAGGCGTTACTCATTTTCCTTACCTCTTTGTTGTTGGGCTTTTATTAGCAATTGTTAAATAACGGTTTTATTCTTCGTCGGGCACACGACGCTGGGCAAGCCTTGCTCCGTATGCTCGTTGGATTATGTTGTTAATCATCTGTCCTTCGGCGTCACCGATCTCTCCCATAGGAGGACCTGCTTGTCCTTCGGCTGTGTTTTCACCATCAGATACTACACTATTCTCTCCACCTTGTCCGGGGAAAATACCAGTAGTAATCATTACTGCCTGTTGTATTTGAGCGCGCACCATATCTAGTGCACCTTGGTCCAATGCGTCGTCACGCAATTCCTCAAAGATTTCAAGCAATTTCTCTCGTGGGAACTCTTCACCAAGAGCGCGCAATGCACCTTCCTTGGATTCTAAACCAAGAGCCATCTTGGCTTGAACTTCGTTAAGTTTGATAAGAACATCAACGGGTAACGGTTCAGGCCAGTGGACTTGGGTTTGGTAGGTAAGCGGGTCGGCGGGGTCAAGTTCATATGCCTGGTCAGGCTCGGGCATTGCCCCAAGACCTGGGTTGTACTGGAGCATTTGCGGTTCAAATACAGCCGCAGTACGGATGATTACTTCGTTGATCTTTTCTAGACCCTTAGTGAAGTGAATCTTCTTTTGGTTGTACTTATTCATCATTGGCTGGTATTGAATAGCCAATGCCACGCCTGATGTATTAGATACGGGTTGGAACTGACCTAAGGCTGTCTCAGGTACGCCAGTAATTTCGTGCATGGCGCGCTTAATGAACTGAATGTATTCCAGTGCACCAGCCATGTTTCCGCTGGATTCAAGGTTGAACACACTGGCTTCCTTAGGAAGACCAGCCCAGACCTTCTTAGGTCCACGCTCTAACTGGCTTGCCTTAGCGCCAGTGATGATAGTGACTGGGGCGGCGTGGTAGTTAATAATGTCCGATACTTCGGTCATCTTTTCGTTTAGTTCGCGGTTCAGAGAGATGATGTCCCAAATGTCTGACTGACCCCATGGTGATGACGAGATAGTCATGTTAGGGATATGGACAATCGGGATAACACCAATTGCATTGTCGTACTGATCAATCAGTTCATCATTAATGTACTGCTCTACGGAATCCTCAGTCAGGATTTCGGTAAAGGTGTACACCTGACGGGTGCCCTCAGGGCTGGTGCCCCAAAAGCGGTACTTCAACTTGAACCGCAAAATGCGATCACGGTCGTGTGGGTGGTACTCGGGGAAACAATGTGCTGGGTTTAGCGGGATAATACGGATACGACCAGCATGGGTAATACCAGCAGAGTCAATAAATGGCTCTTCGTAAGCGACCTTGACAAAGCAGTCACCAGTTACTCCAGCCAATTGACCCATTTCCCATAAGACATAGTGCTTAGAGTTATGTTGTTCCCATACTGTTTGGAGCAAATGCGGAATGATGGCTGCGTTCTGTTCTGGCGTTTTGAACTGGATACCCTTACCAAAGCAGAAGTTAGTGATGTAGTCCGACATGGTGCGGACATAGTTCATCGTGATGTTCTGTTCGCCCATCTCACGACGGTAAGACCAGTGGTGACCGAGGTACCATGCCCAGCACGATGAATAGCGGTTTAGGCGCGGTCCATGTACTTCAAATTCCTCATCGGCTAATTCCACCAAGCCCAAAGGCGAGATAGAAACCGTGAGGTCACTGGATGATGCTCTATAGGATGGTGACCAAAAGTCAACGGGCATTGGGGTTAATCCTTAGGTAATCCGAGTTGTTCGGCTAAAATTGATGCTTCTACGCCGACCATTTCTTGACGAGGTGGAAGAATGCTTACACGGCGTCGTCCCGATGTGGGGTCAATGCCCTTGTCTGTCACAAGAGGTGAAGTTCCCTCATGCCAAAATTGCTCTGGATGTAGATGCGTAGGAATTTTTATGTCACCGATATATGGGGTTTTGGCATTAGGGCCAACATTACCTATGGAATCTTGACGACCCAATGCCCCAATTTGCATAGCGGCTTCAAGACCACCAGCAGTTTTTGGTAATGCTACAGAGGTAT